TTGAATTTAGACTAGCTTTAGATTTAGGCATGACAGTTGATGCTCTTAGAAAGTCTATGAGTATGCAAGAATTTGAGTCTTGGAAGTTATACTACATAGATAGAAACAAAAAAGAGCAGAAAGCTATTACAGAGGCTAATGCTAAAGCTAAATTGAGGAGATAATGGCAAGAGCAACTTTAGAGATGTTTTTAAAACTCATTGGAGTTGATAAAGCAGGTAGAGAACTTAAAGGATTATCAAAAGACATTAAAGGTGTTGATAATTCAGTAAAAAATTCAACTAAGGCTAATGCTCAATTTGCTGCAGGTTTATCTGGACTTGGAAAAACTGCAATTGCAGGAGCATCAGTAATTGCAGCTAAATCTTTACTAGATTTCTCTGTTTCTGCTATACAAGCAGCTAGTTCAGCTCAAGAAGCTGCAGGTGCTTTTGGAACTACTTTTGCAGGAGCAGCAGAAAAGTTAAATGGAGAATTAGCAAAGAATGCTAATTTATTTGGTTTAACTACATCAGAAGCTCAACAACTTATCTCAGTGTTTGGCTCAGTAGCACAGGGTATTGGATTTACTCAAGAGGAATCAGCAGACTTATCATCAGATTTATTTAATTTAGCAGGAGATATAGCTTCATTCAATAACATAACTGCAGGTGCAGCTCCTGTATTACAAGCATTTAGATCAGCATTAGTAGGAGAAAGAGAAGCTCTTAAAACTTATGGTATTGCAATTACAGAAGCAGAAGTACAGACTAAGGCTTTTGAACAAACAGGAAAAACAAGTGCTGATGCATTAACAAGACAAGAAAAAGCATTAGCAACAACAGCTCTTATATTTGAAAGATCTACAGTTCAGCAGGGTAATGCTGCAAGAGAAGCCTCTGGATTTGCTGCTCAAACACTTATAGCAAGATCAGCTACACAAGAACTTAGAGAGGAACTTGGAGAGCAATTATTACCTGCAGCAGGAGAAATACTTAGAACATTTAATGAAATTAGAACAGATGCAACTCCTGCATTAATAGATAGATTTTCTGATTTGAATTTACAAGTATTAGGAGTTGTTAAAACATTTAATGATTTAAGAGATGTTTTAACTTTTTCTAATGATCAACAATTAGAATTGTCTGATATTACAAATAATAAATTAACAGGTGGATTTAAAGCATTAGGTTTAGCACTAAAAGCTCAGGGTATTGTTGCTAAAGGAGAGATTCTTGTAAGACAAAATCAAATAAACTCTACTCAAGAACTTACTCAACAATTATCTAATTACAAACAAAATACTGATGCAATAACTAAATCAATGCAAAAAAATAGAACTCAAACAAATATTAATAGAGTTGCTCAAGATAAATATCAAACATTACTAAATAAAAATACATTACCAACACTAGAAAAATATCTTAAATTTATGAATCTCTTAAATGAGGAAAATGATGATGTTATTGATAGAAGTAAAGAGCTATCAGATGCACAGGATAGAGTAAGTGAAGCACAGAGAAAAGAAGCTCTTTCTACAGCAGAGGAAGCATTACAGAAAAAAGAATTACAAAAAGAAATAGCAGAGTTGTTATTTTTCCAGAAACAGGGTGCTGATGTATCTGAGGAGTTAGCAGTAGCACAAGAAAAACTTAGATTAATAGAGTTTGAATTAACAAGAGAATCTGAGGAGCTTAGAGATGCTAAAGCTGATTTAGCAGAAGTAGAAGCAGAGTTAGTTCCTAAAGTTGAGGAAACTACAAACAAATTAGCAGATCAAGCACAAAAATTCTTAGAACTTAATGAAAAAGTAGATGCTTTCAAAGAATTAGCTGCTGATGAGGAGTTTATGGCTATTGCTAAAGAAGCAGGAATAGCAAATCCATTTTTAGCAACAGGTTTAGGTTTAATGAGTGGATTAGCAAAATTACAGGGATTAAATGAAAGAGCACAAGAACTTAATAATTTTGCAAAAGCTGCAGAGAGATTAGCAGCAGCACAAGCAGGAATGTTTAAAGATGTTCCTACAACACAATTTAGACTTCCTGATATTAAACCTGAAGATTTACTACCACCTGATTTTATAGATAAAGGTTTGCTAGATGCACTTGCAGATGTTAATAATGGTGCAGTAGTAGATGGAAGTATTTTAGGAGATAACTCAAATGTTAAGTCAGGTAATAATGGTGGTGGAGATACTAATCTTAATTTAACTTTAGAGCTTGATGGAGAAGCTATACAAAAATTTAATACTAAAATCCAACAACAGGGAAAAACATTTTTGGTTGGCTGATGTCAGTTCCTTTTGATTCTAATGTTAATTTAATAGTTGAAATAGCTTTTGATAGTAATCCACTAGATAGCACACAAAATTGGACAGATGTATCTGCTTATTTAAGAAATTTTGATACAAACAGAGGCAGAATAAGCAACTTATCACAATTCCAGACAGGAACAGCAGTTGTTACTTTAGATAACAGAGATAATAGATTTAGCCCAAATCAAACAACTTATTATTATGATGCAACTAATGGCAGAACTAAAATACAACCTCTTAAAAGGCTTAGAATAAGAGCTGAGTATGATTCTACAACTTATGATCTCTTTCATGGCTTTGTAGAGAGCTTTCCTATTCAATATGCAGGACAGGGCTATGATGCCTCTACAAAAATAAGAGTTGTAGATGCTTTTAAGCTATTCTTTAATGCAACTTTAGATGGTATTGGGTGGCAGTTAGGGATTTCTAAACTTGGATCTACTACTAGACTAACACTTACTCAAGCACAAGAATTAAGCTCTGTGAGAGTTAAAAACATACTTGATAGCTTTGGTTATAGTAATCAAGCAATATCTACAGGACAATTAGAAGTTCAAACACAATCAGAAACAGATAATCTACTTGCAGCTCTTAGAAAAGTAGAAACTGCAGAAAATGGTACTTTCTTTATAGCAGCTAATGGAGATGCAACATTTAGAGATAGAAATTACAGATTAGTAAATACAACAACTCCAGATGCTACTTTTGGGCAGGGAGTAGGAGAGTTACCTTATGTTGATATTATTAGCTCTTATGATGATAATAAAATTGTTAATACAGTACAGAGAACAAGAGAGGGTGGATCTACACAGATTGCTATAGATTCAGACTCAGTAGAGAGATTTGGAACTCATGTTTTAACTGAATCTGGAACATTAAATGTTAGTGATGCTAATGCTTTATCAATAGCTAGTCAGAAAGTAGTAGCTAACTCTATTCCACAAACAACAGTAGAGAGCTTATCTTTTGCTCCTCAACAAGATATAAATTTATGGGAAAAAGCACTAGGATTAGATATAGGAAGTTATGTAGAAACTCAAGTAACAACTCCATCTACAGACATAGAAACTTATGATTTGTTTATAGAAAGAATAAGGCATAAAGTAGATGCTAGAAACAAGACTTGGAATTGGCAGATTGGTTTATCTCCTGCTGAAACAGGAGCTTGGATTCTAGGAGTTAATAGTTTAGGAATTGATACTAACTTAAGTTATACTTAGAAAGAATTAAGGAGATTTTATAAATGGCAGCAGGTAATTGGGTAGATTGGAACACAGGAGATCTTGTAACAGCAGCAGCATTTCAAGATATGCAAGATTCAATAGTTTTTATTTATGCCTCAGAATCAGCAGCAAACTCAGCTTTAACAAATAAAGTAGAGGGAACAGTATTTTTTGACACAGGAGCTAATCAGCTTAAAGTATGGGATGGCTCAGCTTGGCAAGAAGCTTTAACTAATCCAATTAAAGGATATTTTGAAACAGATCAAGCAGTTACTTCTAGCTCTGGAGTTTTAGCAATAGATTTAGATAGTGGCAACACAGGAACAATTACTTTAACTGAAAACATTACAGATATAGATTTTACTAATGTTCCAACTAATGGTGTTTCAAGTTTTACTTTACAAATTACACAAGATACAACAGATAGAACAGTTGCAATCAATGCAGTAACAGTAAATGGTGGATCTGATGTAACTGCAAAAACAGCAGGTGGTGCAGGTTTTACAATGAGTACAGGATCTGGTGCAATAGACTTAGTTACATTTTTATTTGTAGATGCAGGAACACCATTACTTAATGCACTACAAAATTTTAGTTAGGAGTTAGCTTATGCCATTAGGTGCAGCAAGATTTGGACTTCTTGGAGGAGTTGCAGATTTAGGCAAATTAGAATTAATTGAAACTCAAACTTTTAGTGGTGTATCAACAGTAGATTTTACAAGCATTGATGAAAGTACATACAATGTTCATTTTTTAACTGTAAGTAATGTAGATATTTCAGGTGGTCAAGGTTCACTAGGAATACAATTTTATGAAAGTGGAGTATTAGAAACTGCAAGTGTGTATCAATATGCAAATCAATATGGACAATCAGATACCACTTTTGGAGAAAGTAAAAGTACAGGTATAAATCATATTTTTATAAATTCAGCAAACTTTGGTGCTGCTTCTACTGATAGTGGACACACTTATGTGTATTTATATAATCTTGGGGACAGTTCAAAATACAGTTTTTTAACTCAACAAGGAGTTTTAGAGGATAGTGGAACTATGAAAATGCACTTTGGTAGTGGTGTTTTACCACAAGCAAGCACAGTTGATGGAATAAGATTGAAAGAAACTATTGGTAGTGGTAGAACTGCAAGTGGAACTGCAAGTCTATATGGAATTGCAGAAAGTTAGATTATGGCAGTAGGGAATTTAGAATTTATAAAATCTGCTAGTGGAACTTCTGTTACAAGTATTGATGTAACAGGTTGTTTTAGTGATAAGTATGATGTATATGCAGTAACAGTAACAGATATTTCAGCAACAGCAGGTGGTATTTTACAATTTAGATTAATTGATAGTGTTGGAAGTGTTATTAGTGCAAGTGAATATGATTATGCTTATTTGCAAGTTGATAGTTGGAGAGCATTTATAGAAGTTAAAGTAACAAGTGCAACAACAATAGACAGATTGACTTATTTATCAACTGCTTCTACAGGTGTAGGTGGTGGCTATCATTATATATTTAATCCATATGACAGTTCAAGCTACACTTTTACAACTTCACAGGGTATAGGTTGGCTTAATGGTAATGGAACTATAGGAACTAAAGGTATTGGAGTTCATAAATCTGCTGAACAAATAACAGGAGTTCAAGTATTAACAAACAGTACAGGTTTTAGTGGAACAGTTAATGTATATGGATTGGCTAGTAATTAGGAGTTAAATAATGGCAGGTAGCTTAATAAAAATAAATGAGGCAGTAGCAGATGGAACTTCAAGTACTTTATCTGTTACAGGCATTGATAGTAATGATGTATATGTAGTTTATGGATATAATATAACACCTACAACAAGTACTGCTTCAATGTATGCAAGAGTAACAAAAAGTGGAACACAAGACAGTACTGCAAATTATGATTATGCAGTTAAATTAATGAATACAGGTAGTGCATTTCAAAATTTATCTAATACAAATCAAACATTATTTGAAATATTATCTAATCAAGTTACAGGTGCAGGTAAATCAGATACTATACTTTTTTATCTATTTAATTTTAATTCAAGTTCTGAGTATTCATTTATAACAATGGAAAATATCAGAGTTGAAGGTTCTGGTTGGATGGGTGGTGGAGTTCATACAGTTGCAAGTTCAAGTGATGGAATTGGTATTTTACCAAATGTAGGAAATGTAGGAAGTGGAAGTAAGTTAGTACTTTACAAAATAAAAAGTACATAATGTATTTAGAATATGGTTTAAAGAAGTAAGTATAAGAAATATATAGTAAGATAGGAGAGATATGGCAACATTAGAGGAATTTCAAGCAGAATGTAGATCTGAACTTCAAGCTCTTAGAGATGGAGATGGAATCTTTAAACAAGTTAATAATGAAAGATTACCTATTTCTGATGATGACTTTGAGCAGATGGTTGTTGATTGTGCTAATGGTAAATTTGATAATCAAGAAAATGGTTACAAAGAAGCTAGACAACAAGCCTATGAATCTATTGCAGAACAGCTTGATATGCAATATTGGGATTTGGTTAATGACACAACAACTTGGAAAGATCATATAGCTCAAGTCAAAGCTGATAATCCAAAGCCATAAATTTGTCTTACTAATCAACTATCCTAGACTTATAGGAGGTTGAATAATGAAATCATTAACTCAATACTCAGAACAGCAGGGCAAAAGACCAACAGGGCAATTTGCTGCAACTAGATTTATCTTAGATAATCCAGAAGCAAGAGCAATATTCCTTAAAGTGGCAAAAGAAGCTGAACAAGAGTATTTATCAGACACTATAGCTGCACAATATTTAGTAGATAACTATAAGCAGTTTGCACATCTTAACTACAACACAGTAAGAAGATACTTTAGGGATTATAGAGATGGCAGAATCAAGTAATTTAAAAAAGTTTGCTGAAACTGTACAGGATAGAAATCCTAGAACATCTAAAAAGAAAGTAGTTCATCCTAAAGGTTTTGAGCCATCAATATCTTATTCTGAAAAGACTAAATCTGGAGAAATAGTATCAGCTCCACAAAAAGAAAATAAGATTGATTGGAAAGAACAATTAGAAAGCTATTTTGGAGCAGATGCAAAGAATTATAAAGTTTTACAAGA